GGCGACCATTCTATAATTGTTTCATCATTCATAGGTCTATTTATAACTATTAGTTTTTTCGGGTTATGATATCATGTTTTTCATCTATTTCATAATGCTTTCCTGTATTTGGATCAATGAGAGAACAAAGTTTTTTGAATTGTGTTCCAGTAAAGTGTTTGGGTGCCTCGTATTGAATAGTGGAAAAATCACTTTCTGCCGAAATACACCAAGGTAGATATTCTTGTAGTTTATTAAATCTATTAATATTCAGATAATAATCAATAGCAACTTTTACTACATCTGATTCCATATATTCAATTATTTCGTCAACCTTGGGTGTTACAATGTAACCATGTGTACCACAGAATTTATGATTCGATCTAAGTCTACCTAAACCTTTTCTAATATATTCAATGTTTTCTATATCATTTACTGAATCTACATAACCGGGTGCACCTAGATTTACTATCTGTTTAACTCTCTTAATAAGATGATTGGGAAATTTACTTTCAACTATTGCATCATGTTCTAATATAAGAAAAGGTTCATCCATATCAATGCACTTCTTCCATAATAGAAAATGGGAAGCCCAACAAGCAAGCGCTGCAGGATTTTTATCTTTGACCCACCCATCCATTTTGATTCCATGTTTATTAAATATTTGTAAAGGATTGTCTTTTGGTTTTATGGCATTGAATATACTAGCATTATATCCATGTTTCCTAGCGCTGGCAAGTGCTTTTTTTGCTAAGAGTTCGGATTCTTTTATTCCTTTTAATGTTATGACAAATGCTTTCACTTGGTACCTCCTTTAGACATATACTTGCGAAGAGCTTTCATATCGATTAGATCATATACATCTTCTGCTTTTTCTCGGCTACAAGAGTATGCTTCTTTAATCAATTCAATATCTTTACTATCCTTAGGCTTCTTGGCCCATTTCGAGAATCTGCGCTTTCTTCTTACTGCATGATACAGAAAGTCATAGTGCATCTTCTTTGAGATTTCAAAACGTTCATTCATTTCATTTGCCAACATTACTGTATCGACAAAGTAGGATAGACCACGATTCACCATGAAGGGTGGATACTTGCGATCAACCGAATCTAGATCAGATGCTTCACCTGAATTATCCGCCTTGATATCTGTGAAGAGGTAACTCTTCTTTTCATTAATTGAATTTAGAAAATCAAACGGGGTCATAATTCATCTCTGCTGTATATTTATCTATACCCATTTGCCGAGCTTCGACAACAATATTTTGTATATCAACTGAATCTAATTCACTGATAAGAGACATTATATATGTTGTGGCACCATCAAGACCACCCGAGGCTTCTATCCAAGCATATTTGTATTCATGTGATGCAGTCGCTTCTGTTTGTCTATGAATCCATGTTTCAAGTGCTTGTGCATCATCGGCTGTTTCTGTCAACAGATAGCGAACATAGACTGTATTTCTATCCACATTATTCTGATCACAATAATGCCTTGCGCCGTGTTTACCTTTCGCTGCTCTCATACCATAAGTACGACCTAGTAGATTCTTTTTACTGAGTCCATTATATCCAATCTTCTCATGTACAATAGCATCTCCAATTTCCTCAATGTCTTCATCAAGTGCAAATTGATAAACTCCAACCATTTCTCCACCAAGCGCATACCAAGCTTTACTTTGGGATGTTGGGATTTCCATTACTGGCATCCAGTCAATTACTTTCTTAATTTTGTCTTCCATAATATAATTTAGTTTATTTGAATTGCGCTGTTCCCATAATCTCTGTGAGACAAGCAACCAAGTTTAGTTCACGATCAGCAACAAATGCTGCTTTGTATTGATAATCAGCCAACAGTAAGATTACTGGCGGGATTGATTGAGATTCTAGGATATCATAACTGGTGTCATAGATTCTCCGAAAAACAATAGACGAGTCAATGTCAGAATTAGCAGCTGCCCAAGACCTCATAGAACGGAAATCTTTTTCTTTTAGATGTTTGACCAGTTCATTGATTTCTGATTCGCCAGTAGTAACAATCTCTGGTGTAAGTGTACCAGATGTTGAATATCTCTGACACTCATTGATCACACGTCGCCAGTCTGGCGCATGTTTCATAATCAGATTGGCAATAGCCTGCTTGCTGTATTCTACCTTCTGATTCTCAAGAATGAACTGGAGCCTCTTCATAAAGGTCGCAGCTAGTTTTGGATCGTTGATCTTCACTTCGTTGAAATCGATCACGGTACATCTTGAATGAAGAGGTTCGATAATACGATTCTTGAAATTACAAGTCAGAACAAAGCGACAGTTGCCAGAGAATTCTTCAATGAAACCACGAAGAGCCGGCTGCGTCGATTGAGCATTTAGATAATCGGCTTCATCAAGTATTACCAGTTTGTATTTCTTTTCCATATCAAGCGACATAGAAGAAGCAAACTGTTTGATCTTGTTTCTGAGAATATCAATTCCACTCTCTTCAGAAGCATTGATCAAAAGACAATCAAGTCCCAGTTCATTAGCCAAAGCACGAGCGATAGTTGTCTTTCCTGTACCAGCAGGGCCAGCCAAAATGATGTTTGGTACATCATTGTTCTTCACAAATTCCAAGAAAGTTGTTTTCAACTTAGATGGAAGGACACAATCTTCAATAGTTTGTGGTCGGTATTTTTCTACCCACAATAGGTTTTCTTTCATAATGTAATAATATATTAATTCAAATAGATGTCAATAAAATGGTGGGCGCCAAAATGACACCCACCATAATACTTATACCTCTTCCTTAAAATCGAATTCCAGCTGTTCTGGTATCTTTTCGACTTCTTCGGACTCAGGCTCTGGTTCATCTTCATCTGGCTTATTCGCTTCGATGAATGCATATAATTTATCTCTCAAGATACCAACATCTGTCAGTTCGGTTCCTTTAAAGGCGCCGCGTTCTGAACAGATATCAATTATCTGCAAGGATAAATTTAGATCATTTATATTGATCGATGGTTCATTATTTTCTTCGTCCATATAACTAAGCAATGTTTGTGGATTTATCTAGAGCTATCCAATATTGGACATTCTTTGTTTTGTGTTTCCAGTTGGAAATTAATTTGTTGGTGATGTTCACTTCGTAGTCACCGCCAATAAGTTTAAGATTATCAATGTTGAAACGATAATCAGAATCATTCTCATCGCCACTATAATCTCCGACCTCTAGAGAATAACTATTGGATGATGGATTCTGTGAGCAAAGAACTTTTGCAACAACCTTTCCGCCATCTACCGAAAGAGATAGCGAAGGAGAATCGAGGCTCAGACTTGATGCTGCACGACGAATGGCTTGAATAGATTCATCGGTAAAATTAAATGTCATATCAGCCGCGGGCATATTAATATCCTTTGTCTTCTTTGTCAAAATTTCCTTGTCTGCAAAGTGGTACTTTACACTTGCTGAACCAGATTTAAGAGTAACATGACTATCAAGGAATTCTAGCTCGGGGTCTTCAATAAGACTGTGAGCAGAAAGGAATTCATTTACGTCATAGATACCGAATTCAGAATCAAAGGACTGTTCAATCTGAGCTTCTGCTAAGATGTGTTTTGCCTCTGCCAGTGTTGAAATAGTCGAACCAGGGTTGACTACGATGTTGGGTTGAATGGCACCAAAATTTCTTAGTACCTCTATTGTTTCATTACTTAGTTTCATTGTATATAACTATATCAGGTTATGGTTCTTTGTCAAATCTATTTTGACTTATTTTCGATCATCTTCGCAGCGATCTCATTAAATTCTTTCATCCAACCATCTTCACTTGCTGGTGGACGATCATCTACCCAATTATCTCTTATCATTGAATCACGAAGAACCGCGAGTCCAGTTATAGCATGAGATATGTGATGAATACCAGAATCGGGGTCGATGTCTTCGCCCTCATACCATGCGGCTAAATGTCGCATCGCGGCATCATAATATACAGAGCCTCGAACTCCCGCTTCTCTCCAATTAAAGCGACCATATTTTAGGTCGCCGTGTAGTTTAACAAGTCCTGCTTCCATCAGAACATTCATAGGCATTCCGCTCATGGGTACCTTTTTAATTCCGCAAGAATCTTTTGGGTTAGTTGGTTTTCTTTTCATATAAAATTTGATATAGTGAGGTGGTACCCATATGGGCACCACCTCGATTGATTATGAATTACTATCGTATCCCTCGACAATAAAGTGTTTATGGCACGTCGACCTCAGCATTATAAGCTTCGTAGTCAGCAACCGGTTCTTCTTGAGTGAATTCCTCTAGGTTCGCAGATTCATCGATCTTCGTGTAGAGGTCAAGGAAAGCATCCTTAGTCTCACCGTCGAAACGGTTGATGCACATCTCAATCGACTTCATGCGATTGGCGAAAATGGAATGGCTCTTCACAATGTGGCAGAGACGGCGAGTAGAAATCACTTCGTCCACCGCTTCGTCTTCGAATGTTTTACGAATCACATTTGACCAGGCGACAAGCTTGTCGATAAACTCGAGGTCGTTCACCTCATATTTTTCGGCATGCTTGACCAAAATCTTTTTCTCAATGCGAGCGGCAGGATATTCCTGTTCGATTGTGGCGACAAAGCGTTCTAAGAAGGCATCGTCAATGATTGATGCCGCGGTGTAGCGACCGTCATCAGAACCACGACCTTTAGTATTCGCAGTGGCGATCACCGTGAAACCTCTGGCAGGGGTAATGACCTCACCAGTCTTCTTTAGAAGAACAGGATTGCCCTCAAGAACCCCTTGGAGGCACATGATCTTGTTAGTCGAACGGTCGATCTCGTCAACCAGTAGAACGGCTCCACGTTCCATAGCCTTGACTACGGGGCCTTTTTGATAGATTGTCTCACCATTGATGAGTCGAAAACCACCGATAAGATCGTCTTCATCGGTCTCGGGTGAAATCTGAACACGGATGTATTCACGCTTGGCTTTGGCACAAGCTTGTTCCACCATGAATGTTTTACCATTACCGGACATACCCTCAATATATAAGGGGTAGAAAATACCAGCGGCAAGAATATCAGACACAGTCTTGAATTCACCCCATTTGACATATGTAGGGTCGACGGATGGAATGTGAATCTCATCGTCAACAACCGAGGCAACTGTGGTTGCCAGTTTGAAATTCTGAGCAGCAGTTGGAACCGCGGGGGTCGAAACAGGAGTGTCGGCAGTGAGGAATTCACCAGTGACCTCCGAAACAGGAAATGAGTAATAACCTCGAGTCGAGCCTTTCGAGAACATTGTTCGAACCGACTTGTGGACAAGAGATCGTTTCAGTCCGAGACTCTCACCGACATCGACGATGTCACGAATCTTGACTGGGGCTTTAGTGGAATCCATCGCTTGGTGGATGGAGGCGATATTTGTGTTTGTTAGCATATTTTTCATAATCAATCTTATATGTATATTATATCAGGTTTTGGAGATTTGTACAGGATTTTAAGGCTTTGAGTATCAACGGGTTGGGAAATTGGTTTGTATCTTTACCAAAAATTGATAAGTTGTTGATATTCAATGAATTAGACATCCAGTTCACTTCGTGGTTTAAGCAATTTGTTGAGCAAGGCTGGTTAGAAGAACCCGTGTTTGGCGAGCCTTTTGGTTATGGGCACCGAACTGTTTAGCAAGCTTGTTCTGAGCCTTGCGAGAGTTAGCAGCATCTTCGTCGATACTTGTTACAAAGTCATTGTCATTAATTTGGACATCCGAATCTAAGATGTAGTAGGCACCGAAACCACGATTCTCCACACTTGAGAAACCATTCTTGGCATGTAATTTTTTGGCTTTCTTGAGTTTATCCGCTCTAGGAATAAAACGAGAGAGAAGTCGAGTGAGTTGTTTCTTGTGGTTTGGAAGAAAAAAACCAATAGTGGATATACCGGGTAGATCACCAATCATCTCCATCAGATCATTTGTTGACCTGTAACGAGAGATGGTGTGATTCTTACCTCCACATTTGATTTCAATTCTAGAGCGCATCTCATTCCACTCATGGGTCGTATTGATGTTAGAGCTTTCTCCATCTGTCAGAGTAACAAAAGTGGTTTTCTGTATTCCGTTCTTCTTAGCAAAGTCAGTCACAATGGTTGGCATCATAGTCAATACGCTATCCAATGGAGTGCCACCGAGTTGATCGTATTGACCACCACGCCAGTGAGTATTCTGAGTCATCCAAAGGGCTTTGAAAGCCTCTTCATATGTTGTCTTGTTCATCTCACTGGTGATGTGTTCCACAAGAATCACATTGGAAAGGTCAACCTCATTGAATGTCGCCTCTATTTTAGATGGTGATTTGATCGCCCATGTATTGGTGAAAGAATAAACCCGAAAAGGAATTCCTACCTTCTTACAAAAGGTAACCAAGTTGAGAGTCTGATCGATCACATCTTTAAGAACTCCAGCCATTGAGCCAGAATAATCTAATAGAAAAATCATGCCGTGCGATTTAGAATCAGCAAGCTTGGTTTGCGAGAGGAAAAGTTCATCGGTCAACTTGTAGTTGTGCAGCTTGTTCACATCCAATTTACCTGTACGACTTTCTGTGGCACGAGAATATTGATAAGCAGCTTTGCGTTGTTCGAATTCACGAACCAGAGTTCCAACCTTCTTATTAGTTGCCTTACGAAAATTGGTGTATCGAGTGTTCACATCCAATTCAATCGCACTGTCTTCGCCGAAGATTTGAGTGCCGCGGTCTTTACGCAACATATCGTACTTGATGATCGAGTCATAAATGTAGTTTGGACGTGGGAGCATCACCGGTGTGTATTGCCTCTCATCTTGGTCTTCTACGATTTGCTCAAGCTTGTCTTCAAAATCTTTAAGAGTATCAGCGACGAGTTCTTCAGGGACAGATTCACTTGCACCGTCATCAGAAGCAGCTGCGGAAGTCTCTGTTTCATCATTGTCATTTTCAGAACTGATGTCAGAACTCGATGCATCGACATCAGGCATACCTTCATCACCATCATCGTCTGTTTCTTCACCACCATCGGCTTCGGAGCCATCGTCTGTTTCTTCACCACCATCGGAGTCAGAACCATCAGTTTCGGTATCCTCGTCTTGTTCTGAAGGCAAAGGGTTTGAATCTTCGGCTTCTTCAGAAGAGTCATCGTCTTCACTTTGATCTTGTGGTGGCTCTTTATCAAGCATGTCTTTGATCTCTAGGCAAATGTCTAGAACATCGTCGAATGTTTCAGCCTTGAGACACTTCTGGTAGATTGCTTCCTCATCGTCATCCAATGGGATGTATAGATGTGAACCAACTTTGCCTCGCAAATTGAGACGGTCAAGAAAACCACATTCGGGTATGTTCTTTTCCTTGGTACCAAAGAAGTCATCTTCGACCAACTCGGAATAAGCCTTGCGGAATACTCGTGGCAAGCCAGGATAAGTGTCTTGAATCATTCGCTCGATTCTGATGTCTTCGACAATATTGCAGACATCAAATGGAATGTTGCCACACTTGGTATGGAAGTCTTCAATTCCTTTTTCGGGAGTGTAAAGGGCGTGTCCGACCTCGTGTCCGACCAACATATCGTAGACATCCTTGCTCTTGTTTTTCCACATGGGCAAACCAAGGACACGATTCTTAACATCAAACATTGCGGTCTTCATGTTGCCGTGAGTCACAGTAATGTTCTCTTTGGCTAGAAGACGGGCGAGGGTGGATTGGAGTTCGTAATTCATAATTAATCTTATATGTATATTATATCAGGTTTTCGCAAATTGTACAGGACTTTATGTCTTTCACCATCAACGGGTTATGGTCTGTATAATTCATCTCTGCAAAAATTGATAAGTGGTTGATAGTCAACATATTAAAAATCATTGAGTGATGGATTTAACTCTGAGATGAGTTCTCTTTCGCGCTGGTAAGCAGCTTTGCGACCACGGACAACTTCAAGAACCTCATAGTAGATGGTCTCATTTGTCTCACGGATGAAATTGCACATCGTCCAGTCCTTGTTTTCCTTCATGGCACGGGAGATATGTTTCTGAACACGAATCTTAACAGATTTCCAAAATGCTCGACCTTGAGAAACCGTAAGTCCGATATATGTATCGTCACCACCGCTCACACGGTAAAGAACGTAGTTTCTATCTTTTCTTTTCTTTCTCATTATAGGTATATTATATACTATAAATGCCATTTTGTACAGGACTTTAACCCACTGAGTATCAACAGGTTATGAAAGAAAATTAGAGAGAAACTAAAAGTTTACTAGTTGTTCACTATCAATGACTTACGAATACGTTTCAATTCTTCAAGCAAATGAGAGTAATTCTCACTATATTGGAGTTCTATTTGA